GAAGACACCGACGCAAGGGGGGCATGATTCATGGTAACCAACGAAGACCGCCAGATCATCGAGGCGGAGATCTCCCGCCTGGAATCCCGATACCGGGACGCGCAGGACCGCTATGCCTACTCCGGCAGTGTCTCCACGGACCGGACCATGTACAAATATCAGGTCTTGTCGCATGCCCTGGAAAACTACCTCACCGGCAACGCGGACGCCTTCAAGGAGCGGCTGCTGATCACTCAGCAGGACCAGCTCTACCGGCTGAAGGAGGCCATCGCGGCGGCCTACCGTTCCCGCGGCCTGGACGGCGATACCTACATCAAGCTGATGGACATCCTCAGGGGGTGAGCGATTGAGAACGTACATTCCCGGTTCGTGGGAGATCTCCAAGGAGCGCTACCTGGAGCTGCGGGCCTTCTGCCTGCAATACCCGCAGTGGCAGACGGAGGCCGCGTCCATGCTGGGCGTCTCCGGCGCGGGTGTGGATGACATGCCCCACGGCACCGACCCCGGAGACCCGACCGGCAGGGCTGTGGAGCGCCGGGAAATGCTGATCACAAAGATCACCCTGGTCGAACGCTGCGCCGCGGCCGTCGAGGGCGGTGTCTGGTACCAGGCGCTGATCCTCAACGTGTGCAGGCCGATGTCCTGGGAGGTCATCCGCGACCTGTACCCGGAGGCGCTCAAGAGCAGCGACCGGACGCGGTTCTTCAGGGCGCGCCGGGCCTTCTTCAACCTGCTTGACAAAGAACAAAACAAATCAATACTTTCGGGGCAGTAAAAACGTGCTATGTTGTTATCGTCCCAAGATGGGACCGGGGACCGGGGTGCGCATACCCGGTCCTTTTGCATGGTTGGGTGCGGCGCGAATCTGTCACGGACGCACGGGCTATTCCTCCCGCTGGCGGGGGCGGAAGGGCTGAACGCAAAACGGGGGTGATACCCATTGAGGATAAGAGAGAGCGGGTAGACTGGAACGCGATCCGCGCGGAGTACATCGGCGGGAAGTCGATCCGGAACCTGGCGCAGAAGTACGGCGTGAGCAAGACCTGCATCGGCAAAAAGTGCGCCGCGGAGAATTGGACGGCCGCACGGTCGGATGCAGCGGACGAAGCACGGACAAAAGCTGTACAAAAAACCGCTGAAATTGCATCTGATAACGCCACCATTGCCGCCGACATCAAGCGCCAGGGCTTGCTCTTGCTGCAGCAGCTATTCGCCGATTTCGCGGCGACCGCCACGGAGCACCGGGAGTATGACGGCAAGGACCTGACCCGCATCAAACGGCTGCGGGACCTGACCGGCGCTTACAAGGACCTGACCGGCGACATCCTCCCCGGCGCAGCTGCGGACAATGCCCTCTTGCAGTCCCTGCTCGACATGGAAAGGCGGGCGGGATCATGACGGTCACCTGGGGAGAGAAGCAGGAGAAGCTGATCACGTCGCCCTATGCCCACACGCTCGACTGGCTGGAGGGCACGCCCAGGAGCGGCAAGACCACCGCGGGCATCATGCGATTCGCCCGGCACCTGATCCGGAGCCGGGACACGAACCACCTGGTGACCGCCTACAGCGCGGAGCAGGCTTACCGCCTGATCATGGACGGTGACGGCTTCGGCCTGCTGCACATCTTTCACGGGCACTGCCGGGTGTCGCATGATGACAGCGGCGCCCATCTGCTGATCTTTATGCCGGACGGCGAAAGGAAGGTCTACTGGAAGGGCGGCGGCAAGGCGGACAGCCACAAGGCCATTACGGGCATGAGCCTGGGCAGCGTGTATTTCTGCGAGATCAATCTGCTGCACCGGGACATGATCCAGGAATGCTTCCGCCGGACCTACGCGGCCCGGGACCGGTGGCACATCGCGGACCTGAACCCGCCCTCCCCCGCCGATCCGTGCATCCGGGAAGTGCTGCAGGTGCAGGACAGCAGCTTCAGCCATTGGACCTGCGCGGATAACCCGGCGCTGACCCCGGAGCGGCTGAAGGAGATCGAGACCGCCTGCCGCAAAAGTCCGTTCCTGTACAAACGTGACTGGTTGGGCGAGCGCTGCATCCCGGAGGGCGTTATCTACTGGATGTTCAGCCCGGAGAAGCACATCCTGGCCCGCATGCCGGAGGGGCTTGTGGTCTGTGAGGCCTTTGTGGCCGGTGACGGCGGCACGACGGACGCCACGTCCATCGGCTTTTATCTGGTCGCCCATGAGGCCGCCGGCGTCCTGGCCAGCCCGCGCAATTACCGGCTGTTCCGGGTGGGCAACTGGTACTACAACGGCGGCCAGATGGCCATGTCGGACCAGGCCCGGCACATCGTCGGCGAGTTCCTGCCCTACATGCGGCAGAAGTACGACATTCGGGAAAGCGGGATCTTCATTGATCCGGCCTGCAAGGCGCTGCGGCTGGAGATCGAGAAGCTGGGCCTGGCGACCACAGGCGCGGACAACAACGCGCACGATATCCGCGGGACCAGCAAGGGCCTGATGGTGGGCGTGGAGATGCTGCAGAGCGGCATTTCGGACGGGCGCTTCTTCCTGGTGGAGGATGCGCGCTACGGGACGGAGCCTTTCCTCAAGGAGGCCGGTCTGTACTGCGTGGACACCAACGGCAGCCCGATTGACGCCTATAACCACAGCATGGACGAAACCAGATACGCTTACAACCACTTCGCCAAAGCCTATGGCGTTTGGGGGTGATACGGGTGCAGATTGTATCAAAGATCAAAGATTGGGGGCGACGGCTCATGGACAGGACAGCAAGCGCCACGGGCATTGCCCGCAGTTATCGGACAGTTTTCGACATCGCGGGCATCCCCGCCTTCGCGCAGTTCTACGACGCGGGCATTTTTGTGTGGAAAATGCTTTACCGGGGATATTACAAGCCATGGCACCTGGTGCACGCGCCCACGGTGGCCAGCCCGCAGGCCACGCGGAACCTGTACCGGCTGAACACGGCAAAGGCTGTGTGCGCGGAGCTGGCGGGCCTGGTGTGGGGTGAAGAGTGCGAGATCGACGTCACGATGGACGGCCGGGACAGCGCCGATCCTGACCCGCTGGGCGAGTTCGTGCGGCATGTGCTGACCGCGAACGCCTTTCGGGAAAAGATGCAGGAAGCCATCGAGCAGGGCTGTGCCCTGGGCGGCAGCGCGCTGAAGGTGTGGCGGGAAGTCGCCAGGGCAGAGGATGGCACGGAGATCCCCGGCACGCAGGAGATCCGCATCGGCTACAGCATGGCGGACCAGTTCGTGCCGGTGTCGTGGGACAACGCCAAAGTCAAAGAGGCCGTCTTCATCTCCCGTGTGGCGAAGGCCGGGTGGTACTACACGCGCCTGGAATGGCACACCTGGACGGGTGAGACCTACACCGTGCGCAATGAGCTGTACCGGAGCGAGGCACAGAAGGGCGCGCGCGGGGACTCTCAGGACATCCTGGGCATCCGGGTGCCCCTGGCGGAGATGTACCCCGCCCTGGAAGAGGAAACCGTTATCCCGGTCGGTGAGTCGCTCTTTTCCTACTGGCGGACGCCGGTGGCGAACAATCTGGACGATAACTCTCCGCTGGGCGTCAGCATCTTCGGCAACGCGCTGGAAACCCTCCACGCCCTGGACATCTGCTATGACTCCTTTGTCCGGGAGTTCCGCCTGGGCAAGAAGAGGATCATCGTTCCGGCCCGGGCGGTGCGGGCGGTGGTGGACCCGCAGACCGGCGCCATGTGCCGCTATTTCGATGCGAATGATGAGACCTATGAGGCCATGGCGTCGGATGATCCGAACGACCTGAAGATCACGGACAACAGCGTGACCCTCCGGGTGCAGGAACACATCGACGCCATCAACGCCTTCCTCAACATCCTCTGCCTGCAGCTGGGCTTCAGCGCCGGCACGTTCACCTTTGACGCGTCCCAGGGCATGATGACCGCCACCCAGGTGGTCAGCCAGAACAGCAAGACCTACAAGACGATCCGCACGGTGCAGAACCAGCTGCGGCCCGCCCTGGAGCACCTTGTCCGCAACATCATCGAGGTGGCCATCCTCTACGACATGGAGTGGGACGGCCAGAAGGTGGCGAACCTGGCAGCCGGCGGCTATCACGTCAACATCACCTTCGACGACGGCGTGACGCAGGACCGGCAGACCAACATCACCGAGGGCATGAGCCTGGTCGGCGCGGGGCTGCTGTCGAAGTTCAAGTTCCTGACCGATCCCAAGTACGGACAGGGACTGACCGAGGAAGAGGCCGCGGCGGAGCTGCAGCGCATCCGGGAAGAGAGCAAGAGCGGCGGCACGGTGGACGTCATGAGCCTGTTTGGCGGCGGTGGTGAGTAATGCGCCCTGCATTCCTGGCGGACATGTCCTGGCGGATGGCGGAGGTGTACGCCTCCGTGGTGGACCAGCTGCTGGTCAACCTGGCGCGGCACTTCCCCTACATCCACGACCGGGAAACGCATAAGTCCTTTGAATACCAGGCGCAGATGCTGGCCCAGATGGACCTGGTCAACCGGGAGAGCGTGGACATCATCATGCGCAACCTGGGCAGCGCGGACGCGGCGCTCCGGGCCTGCCTGGAAAAGGCCATCACCGACGCGCTGAAGACGGAAGAGCCCAAGCTGCGGGAAGCGGCAAGGCGCGGCCTGCTGCAGACCCCGGCGGTGACGGAGCCGACCCCGAGCATGATGCAGGCGTTCCGCTCCTACTACCGGCAGAGCGCGGACAAACTGAACCTGGTCAACACGGTCATGCTCGAAAGCACGCAGGCGGCCTACGCGGCGACGGTCACCGACATCGGCGCCAGGATCGCGGCCACCCAGGGCATCCTCAACACGGCGACGGGCCAGGTGGTGACCGGCGTGACCGCGTACAACACGGCCGTCCGGGATGCCGTCAGGCGAATGGTGGCCAACGGCCTGACCGGCTTTGTGGACCACGCGGGGCACCGGTGGAGTCCGGAGGCCTATGTGGCAATGGACATCAAGACAACCTTGATGAACACCGCCCGGGACGCCGTCATGGAGCGCAACGAGGCATACGGCAACGATCTCTACCAGGTCTCGAGCCACAACGGCGCCCGGCCCCTGTGCTACCCCTGGCAGGGCAAGATCCTCTCCACCAGCGGGCGGACCGGCATGACGGAGGATCTCGACGGCGACCGGATCGAGATCCACGCGGAGGGCGAGGTAGAGTCGTTCCGCTACGGCGGCGGCCTGTTCGGCGTCAACTGCGGACACTATCCGATGCCGTTTATCCCCGGGTTCTCGACGCTGAAAGGCCAGCCGCAGGACCCGGAGGAAAACGAGAAGGCCTACACGGACAGTCAACGGCAGCGGGAGCTGGAACGCAAGCTCCGGGAGGAGAAGCGGGAGCTGGCCATCATGAAGGCCCAGGGCGCAGACCCGGAGGCCATCCGGGCGCAGAAGGAGAAGGTGCGCAACGCCAGCGCCGACATTGATGATTTCTGCGATGCAACCGGACGCACCCGGCGCAAGGGTCGGGAAGCGACGCCGGTCAACGCAGCCTTCCCGGCGAAAGACAGCTATGACCCGGCGGACTTCCCGACGGCGGAGCGGGACAGGATCCTGACCACACTCACACAAGGAGGAATCAGACCATGAACTGCAGTCACCCGGCATTGTACAAGCGTAACGGCGCGATGGTGTGCATTGTGTGCGGCGCTGAGGTGGAGCGCGAGCCGATGACGGCCAAGAACACCACCACGGAAGAGAAGCCCGCAGAAGGCCCGAAAAAGGCCGTTAAACGCACACGCAAAAAGGCAACCGATGATTGAACCGCCGCGCGGCGGTTTTTTCATACAACACGCCCGGCGGGGCGTTAAACACGCATCGGCCTATCACTCTAACAGGCCGCAAAAAGGAGGGTAACATGGGCAACATCATGACGCGGGCAGCCATCGGCAAGATCATGGCGGACGAAAATCTCACCCCGGAGCAGCGGACAGAACAGGTCATGTCTCTGTACGGCCGGGCGCTGGATGACGGCTATGTGAGCAAGAGCACTGCCCAGGCGGCACAGGAAACCGCGCTGACCAACGCCAGGGCCGAATGGGAGAAGGGGCTGGAAAAGCCCGACGTGAAGGCGTCGGACGAATACAAAGCCCTCCAGGGCCAGTTTGACGCCTACAAGGCGATGCAGACGGCCAGGGCCTCCGACGACTTCAAGGGCGTGAAGCCGAAGTTTTTCGAGACGGTCTACGGCATGGTAGACAGGTCAGACGGAGCCAAAGCCGTCAAAGACCAGCTGGCGAGCATCCGCGAGAATTACGAAGAGTATTTCACGGCGGAACCGCAGAGCAAGCCGCAGTTTGGCAGCCCTGACAAGGGCGCGATGCCCAAGGGCGATGAGGGCGCGGAGAGCGCCTTCAGCAAGGTTTGGGGATTCGTCCCCAAGAAGTGAGAAAGGAGCATGAGCAATGGCTTTCACCCCCACGAATGTGAACTATGCGTCTGAGTACAGCCGTGCGCTGGCCAACGCGTATCCCTATCTCTCCTACTTCGGCGAGATCTGGGCCTCCCCCAACAGCAGCCTCTACAAGTCCGGCATGGGCAAGACCATGTACATCCCGACCATGGAGGTCAAGGGCGCTTCCCCCGCTGACCGTGACAACGTGACCGGCGCCTTCACCCGCAACTGGAACAACAACTTCCAGTCTGTGACCCTCGATATGGATCGGGAATGGTCCACCCTGGTCGACCCGATGGATATCGACGAGACCAACGAGGTGGCGACCATCGCCAATATCACCCGGACATTCACCGAATTCCAGAAGGTGCCGGAGATGGACGCCTATCTGGCCGCGAAACTGTTTTCCTTTGTGACCCCTGACACCACGGCCCTGACCGCCGCGAACATCCTGACCACCTGGGACGGCTACCTCGAGAATCTGACCAATGCACGCGTGCCGCGTGACCGCGTGACCGCCTACATGACCCCCGCCACCTACAAGCTGCTGAAGGAAGCGGCCGGTCTCACCCGGTTCGTGGACGTCGCCGGCGCGCGTGGCGTGGACCGCAATGTGGCCACCCTGGACGGCATCAACATCAAGGAAGTGCCCGCGGACATCATGAAGTCTTCCTTCGTCTTCACCGAGGGCTGGGTCCCCGCGACTGGCGCGCGTCAGATCAACATGATCCTGGTCGACCCGCTGGCCGTAGCCGCGCCCGTGAAGTATGAGACCGCCATGCTGGGCGCCCCGACCGCTCAGAGCAAGGGCAAGTACCTCTACTATGAGCGCTACTATTACGGCGCGTTCAAGCTGAACGCCCGTGCCGGCGGCATCATCGTCAACGCGGCTTCTGCCACCTGAGAGGTGACACAATGAGCGCGGTTGTGGACTATGAGTTTTATACAGAGGTCTACATGGGGAGCGAGGCCGACGAGGCCTCCTTCCCCGCGCTTTGCGCCCGCGCCATGGACGTGGTGGGCGCATTGACGCGGTGGGCCGACCCGGCGGGCCTGACCGGCCTGCAGCTGACGCTGTACCGCAAGGCAGTCTGCGCGCAGGTGGACTATTTCGCCGTCAACGGCCTGGACAGCACGGCGGGCGGGAATGACCGGGGCTTCACGGTCGGCAAGGTCTCTGTCTCCGGCAAGTCCGGCAGCGAGCTGACCGCCTCCGGCTCCATGTCGGAGCATCTGTCGCCGATGGTCATGATGTACCTGGAGCAGACCGGCCTGTGCAATCCGCAGGTGCTGACAGCGCGCGAACCGCTCACGATTGGGTGGTGGTGCTGATGCTGAAGCCGATCCCGTCGAGGATCCTGCGGAGCACGGCGGAGGTGGCCGTGTGCAGCGGCACCGACCTCTACCAGGAACAGACCTATGATCGGTACACCGTGCGCCGGGTGCACCTGCAGCCGACCGAGAAGATCATCAAGACAAGAGACAACACCGACCAGCAGCTGGCCGGTGTTCTCTTTGTCGATGTGCGGCACAGCGTCCCCGCCCTGGATTGGGCGGCGCTGCTGCAGCAGGCCCACGACAACGGCGGCGACATGCGTGTGACGGTGCGCGGGGTGACCTACACGGTCATGACCTGCGACGGCCTGCGGGATGACACCGACCGGCTGCACCATTGGGAGATCGGGGTGGTCTGATGCAGATCAAGGTCAACATCGACCCCGCAAAGATCGGGGCGAAAATTGACAAGGCGTGGGAAAAGGCGCGCGGGATGGTCTTCGAAGAGATCCTTAACGACTCCAACCAGTACGTCAAGGTGGACACCCACGCCCTGGAAGCCAGCGCCCTCATCCACTCCAAACCCGCGGAGGGCCTGATCATCTGGGAGACTCCCTACGCCAAACGGCAGTATTGGGAGATCCAGACGGCCGTGACGGACGTCAACCCGCAGGCCACCTGGCGGTGGTTTGAGAAGGCAAAGGCCGAGCACATGAAAAAGTGGGAGCGGCAGATCGAAAAGGCGGTGAAAAACAACCTGTGAGCGCGCTGAACGCACAGAGCGAGGTGCTGGAAGAGGTCATCCGGCTGATGAACGAAACCGGCCCCTTCGCCAAAGTGACCCGCGGGGCACTCCCGACCGGGCATGGTCTCACATGTGAAATTGCACCGTCCCGCGTGTCCAGCACCTTTTTGGACAAGGAAACCCTCATCCCCCTGGATGTGACGCTGAACGGGAAGCACCGGAGTCTGAAGGTGGTCACCGACGCGATGAACCGGATTCACCTCCGGCTGACCCGGGCGCGCACATACCCCGCGGGGATCGGGTGGCAGATTGTGGACATCCGCAACGGCATGCTGCCGGAGATCATCGGCCGGGAGCATAATAACGATTGGCTGTTGGCGTCCTCGCTGACAGTCCTCTACCATTGGAAAGGGGAGTAATACATGAATCCTGTATGGGCAAATGAGCTTTACATCGGAACCGAGTTTACGCCTGGAAGCGGGAGCACGGAGGGCACCTGGACCTATGCCAAGTTGTGCAAGGGCATCGAGTCCATGGAGCTGAGCACCAACGAGCAGAACCAGCAGTTCTTCTTCCTCTGCGGTGAGGGTTTCGCCGCGAACGAGACCACCGGCGCGGCCCCGCAGCTGACCTGCTCCGGCCGCCGCATTGTCGGCGATCCCGCCCAGGACTACATCGCGTCCAAGCAGTTCTCTCTGGGCACTGACCGGAAGACGTCCGTCAAGGTGGTCGCCGAGGGCAAGCAGATCGTCTGCGACGCCACCATCGGCGACCTGGCCACGTTCGGCGGCCAGACCACCGACGTCAACCAGTTTAATGTGACCCTGTACTTCAACGGCAAGCCCGTTGTGACGGACGTTACCTGACGCCATGTGGGGCGGGGAGATCTTCTTCCCGCCCCATCTGTTTTTAGGAGGGGAAACAGATGTTTTTTCGGCGGCGCACTTACAGCCTGAGTCTGCACCGGGTGCATGACCGGGTAACCATCAAGGAAGGCGGCGACACGCTGGACCTGCGGGTGGAGGGCGACCCGGACAGGATCATTGCCGGCCTGAACGCAGCAAACAAGCTGCTGCATGCCCTGAACGACAAGAGCACGGATGAGGAATACAACACCGCGGGCCGCACGCTGGCCGTGGTGATTTTCGGAGAGGCGCAGGCGGACCAGCTGATTGATTTCTACCACGGGGATATGACCTGTGTGGTCCGCGCCTGTTCGCAGTATTTCAGCAGGCGCCTGGCCCATCTGATCACCGACTGCCAGAAAAAGCGCCGGGAAGCGGATGAGCGGGCATGAAGTTACAGGACCGGCTGCCGGATTCCGTCACGGTGGACGGGCGGCGGCGCCGGGTCGACCTGGATTTCCGCAACGTGATTCGCATGATGGAGATCCTGAGCGACCCGAACCTGACCGATGAGGCGCGGGAATGGCTGGCGGTCCGGTGCGTGATGCGCAGGCCGGTCAAGGGGGCCTACAAGGCGCTGACGGCGCTGCTGTTCCCCCAGGACGAGGAACAGGACCCGGACGATACACCGGGGCAGCGGCTGACCAGCCTGGAACAGGACGCGGAGCTGATCCGGGCGGCCTTCTGGCAGACCTACCGGATCAACCTCTACACCGACCGGCTGCACTGGTTCGCCTTCCTGGAGCTGCTCCACGGCCTGCCGGAGGGCACCCGCTACACCGATGTGGTGGGAATCCGGGCCAGGCCGATGCCGCCGGCGACGAAATACAACGCAGAAGAGCGCGCCTGGCTGCAGAAGGCAAAGCGGCGCTACGCCATCAAGCAGACAGAGGCGGAACAGGCGCGGAACTACGAAAACGGCGTACAGCGGCTGTTCGCCGGCCTGATGGGCATGATCAAACAGGGGTGAGGTGAGCAATCACATGGCAGACGGACAGGTCGTTATCGAAATAACGGCTGATAACCGGCAGGCGGTGCAGGCCGCGCAGGAAACCTCCGGCAGCATCACCAACGCTTTCGGCGGGATGCTCAAAAAGGTGTCCTTCGCGGCGGCGGCGGCCACGGTCGGAAAAACGATCCTGGAATGGGGCAAGGCCGCCGTGGAGGCCGCGTCGGACCTGCAGGAAGTGCAGAACGTGGTGGACGTCACGTTCGGCAGCAGCGCGTCCGAGATTGACAGCTGGGCGAAGAATGCCCGGACACAGTTTGGTTTGACGGAGACGCAGGCGAAGAAATTCGCCTCCACCATCGGCGCCACCATGAAGTCTTCCGGATTGTCCGGTGATGAGATCGTGGGCATGTCCGAGGACCTGGCCGGTCTGGCGGCGGACATGGCGTCGTTCTACAACATGGACTTCGAGACCGCCTTCCAGAAGATCCGCAGCGGCATTTCCGGCGAGACGGAGCCGCTCAAGCAGCTGGGCATCAACATGTCGGTGGCCAACCTGGAAGCCTACGCGCTCACCCAGGGCATCACCAAAGCGTTCGACCAGATGAGCCAGGCGGAGCAGACGCAGCTGCGCTACCAGTACCTCATGCAGGCCACAGCGGACGCGCAGGGGGATTTTGCCAGGACCACGGACGGCTACGCAAACAGCATGCGAACCCTGGAAACCGCGATTGAAACAGTCAAGACAAAACTGGGCGCGCCGCTGCTGGACGCTGTTGCGGGCGCGACGAGCAAGCTGACCAAGTTCATCAATATCCTGTTCCCGGACGAGACGCACAAGAAGACCAAAACCGTTTTTGATGACTTTGAGGGCATCGACGCGAAGACGCAGGAAGAGCTGAACAAGACGGAAGTAGCCTACCGCATCGTGATTGACGCCCTCAGAGAGTTGGACGAGCTGCAGAACACCGGCCTGCTGTCCAGCACGACCAACGGCATCAACGACAAGGTCAACGTCCTGGACACCACCACGCGGGAGAACTGGGAGAGGTTCGCGGACGCCCTGGGCAAGATCGGCCTGCTGAAGGGCGCCGATGTGGCGCGGGTGAAGGAGCTGGCCGGCGCCCTGACTGGTGAGGATATTACGACCACCAAAGCGCAGGCCTGGCAGACCATGCTCGACGCGATGGGCAATAACGCGGAGGCCATCGGCAAAATGCGTGGCACGAACGCGGAAGAGGCCGCCGATTGGCTGGGCCGCATCGCCACCTCCGCCAACACCCTGGACGCCGCCGACACCAAGGGCTGGGATGAGCTGTTCAAGGTATTCATTGAGGGCTTGCCCGGTTTGGAGGGCACCGAGGAAGGCAAGGCATTCTTCGACGCCATCAAGGAGAATGCCACCAAAGCCGCCGACGGCGCGAACGCGATGACCGGCAGCACGGACAAAATGGGCGACGCTGCCGCCGTTGCAGCCGAGAAACAGTCGCAGCTGCTCAAGATCATCAAAGATCAGAGCAAATATTTCCCCGGCTTGAATGACCTGATTGACGCCAACACCGGCGAGATCAAAGGCGGCACGCAGGCCGTGCGAGAGTTCATGGATGAGTGGAAACGAATCCGTGACAATGACATCAATCTGCAGGGGCTGCGGTCAAAGTGGAAGAGCGTCCAGGAATGGCAGGGCACGGTAACAGAAAACACAGCTGGCATGGATGTCCGTTATTCCACGGCCAGCCAAGAAGGGCAGACAGCGTTAAGCCACTTCTCTGGCGATTACGACAATCAGGCGGCCAACTACAGACGATGGATTGACTTGGCGAGAAGG